GGAGGGCCTAAGCTAGGTAAGGTCATCACCGGTCTCAAGACTCCCATTGCGGGAACCAGCCTTTCGGTTGTTGACGTATGGAGTAAACTCTACCCGCCGAAGACTAAGTCGCTGAGAAGAATATCCTACTTCAGCGATAAGGAGGGTAAGACTAGAGTAATTGCAATTCTTGATTATTGGTCACAGACTTCTCTGAGACCCCTGCATGACTGCCTGAACGGCATTCTACGGAGGATCCCTCAGGACTGTACCTTTAATCAGAATCAATTCCTCAAATCTCTCCCCCCCAAAGGTCCATACTACAGCATTGATCTTTCCAACGCTACCGATCGTATGCCTATAGCTCTGCAGCTAAAGGTCATCCGAGAGGTAATTGGGAAGACCCGTGCTGATGCGTGGGCCCATATTCTGACAGGGTACGAATATACGCTCTCTGGGATGGCACGCGTCGCAAAATACGCATGCGGTCAACCCATGGGAGCTTATTCGTCGTGGTGCGCAATGGCACTGACTCATCACTACCTAGTGCGCTTAGCTGCGGTAAGAGCGGGTATTCCCCACTTCCGCGACTACGCGTTACTAGGTGATGATCTTGTCATCGCCAATGCAGCCGTTGCAACAGAGTACCGAGCCCTGTTACTAACTCTCGATATGCCCGTATCTGAGGCTAAGACACACGTGTCTGACGACACGTATGAATTTGCCAAAAGATGGGTGCATAAAGGGAGTGAAATAACAGGATTCGGTGTCTCTGGTCTTCGGTCGGTATGGAAGAAGTATTCTCTCCTTCATAACTACCTGTTGACGCAACAGCACCACGGTTGGTGTCTGCCTACCAGCAAGCACCCGGACCTGGTCTCAACCATTTACAGGATTTATGGACGTCCGCAACACTGCGAGCGTGTCATAAAACTGTACATGGTGTTCGACTCGTTGCAGAAATGCAAAGTGACGGGGGATTACGCGCCGCTACTAGAAACAGTAGCCACGTGGTTCCCCGGTCACCTTTCTACTTCCTTGTTGGATGGGCTTAAGTGCTCATCCAGACTTACTAACACCGCGAGACGCGTTGTGAGTAAGGCGAAGCAGAAACTTGTCGAACGAGACCTCGCGAAATTCCAGAATGATACCTTCGTCATCCATAAACGGCTTGATGAAGATGTCAAACGGGAATTCCGGGACTTGCCTGGTCA